GATGATCGACACATCGTCATCGCGCACGAATCGCACCGTGACTGTTCCGGCTCCGAGCTCGAGAGGGAACGTCCAGGCGCGCGTCACGCCGGGCACCTCCTTCGCCCAGGCGACATAGTCGGCTGCAGCACCGCCTTGGGGTGCGAACTGCAGCCGCTCGATGATCCGCGTGCGCAGATCATCGTCGCTCTCTTGATCGCCGCCGAGCGTGAGCCCGCCAGCTGCAACGCTCGCATTCGAGTTCACACCGATGATGGGCGAGACGAGCACAAGGCTGACGCCAGCGTCGGCGTTGCCAACTTCGCCCTCTGCTTCCGCCTCCACTGCCGCTGTAGCGGTACCCGATGCGATCGTGACGTCGGCTTGAGTGGTATAGCGTGCCCCATCACTGCGCTGTAGCAGCGCACCCGTGGCGATCAGCGTGCCGTTGCTGCCGGTGAATGTGACGTTGCCGCTCGCAAACGTGGCTGCCTTGCGAGTGATCCCGTAGAGCGCGCCCTGCCGTTCGAGGAACTCGAGCTCAGAGGTGTCCGGGAAGATCTGCCGGCTCAGGAACTCGAGGCTCCCATGCACTTCGTGTTCGGCACCAGCGATCACGCGAGACAGTGCAGCCAGGACGCTTCGACGCAGCAGACCGCCGGCCAGTGCCAGACGCGATACGAAGTCCTCTTGGATGCGCGAAACCAGCTGAGCCAGCGTAGGTCGTTGGAATGGCATTTATGCCGCCCTCGCCTGCTGGGCCTGCCAGTTGTAGTCGTATCGGAACTCCGCCGGTGCACGGCGCGGGCGGTAGATCACTACCCGCAGTCCTAACAAGCCGTCACGCGTGAACTCCGTGGTCACATCGATTCGGTCCGACACTCGATCATCGAGGAACCACTGCAGCGCTTCGCGTGCGTATTCCTCGGCACGTACCAACACCGATTGTTGCTGCTTCTCACGGCTCAGGAGCCACAATCGCGACCCGATCAGATCATCGGGCACGGTCGGGAACGAATCACCCCACCAGCCACGGCGATCATCGGTACCGTCCGGGATTGCGTCATCGTCGGTTGCGCGGCGGTCCGTGAACAGAGAGACCAGCACGGCGGTCTCCAGGCCGTCGTCGGTTTCGAGATCGTTCGCCACGACGGTGAAGTCGGCAGCGAAGATGTCCCACGTGAGGCGGATGTCGCTCATGCTTCAGCCCATCGACTGATTCGGCGCAGCCGTCACGCTGCCGGTCTCGTTGTGGGTGTGCGTGTTGTAGGTGTTGCGCATCTGCTCCATCGTCTTGCCGTCGCTGTCGCAGCGGTCTTTGATCTCGCCGGTGCACTCGAGCATCGGCGTCTCAAGCCGCACCTTGGTGCTCGCGTGCACGATGACTTCGGGCGCGGTCACGTCCACTTTGGTCCCGCACACGACTTCAACGATTCGGCCGTTCTTCAATCGCAAGAAGTCACCTTCGTGCGTGTAGAGACCGACCTCGCCTTCAATCCACGCCGTCGGCCGGTATCGCCGATCATCGACGGCAATCGCAATGGCGTGATCGCGCAGGCCACCAGGAAACAACAGCACCGCCTCCGCTTCCGCCAGTGGCACGCTGCTGAAACCGTATTGCTGGAAGCGCTCGGCCGTGCGCACTTCGTTGGCCTGCAGAGACACCTGCACTTCCTGAAGCTTTTTGCTGTTGTCAGCCATCCACATGACAGCCCGGCCGATCATGTTCTCGAGGCGGCGGCGGATTGGATCGGGCAGCGGCATTACTCCTCCACCTCGAGTTCCTCAACTGTCTCGTTCTCTGGGATCTCGGGCTGCGGGGCGAACGAACCCGGTGGCCGCAACGTGAGCTGAGTGGTTGTGCCTGCATCGCTCAGCGAATACGTTACTTCGCTGATCAGCATTGGGCCGCTCACGCCCAAGAACTTCGCATCGATCATGACTTCGGCATTTAGTGGCCACAGTGAACCACCCTTCTGCTCCCAGCCCTGCACAGTCACGTAGATCACAAGGGATCGAGCGCGGCGGATCGTCGCTTCCCAATTCGCCCGGTCCTGCGCTTGTTGGATGGTGACTCCACCTTCGGCGCGGATCATGAGCACGCGCGCGCTGCGTGTGACGTCTTTGTCCTTGGCCTCGGCTCGCACGTCCGCGGCCGCCGTGCCAAACAGTTGATCCTGACCTTGCTGCTGTCCGATCACGATGTACTTGCTATAGACAGCGCTCTGGTCGTACTGAGCCGAGGCCTCGAGGATGTTGCCCCCCTCGACCAGCGGTGTGGCCGTCATCTCGGCGCCCGCCCTGGTCAGTAGGACATTGCCGAGTCCATCGCTGATTGGAAACAACCCTGACAACCGGCAAGCGCGATCGATGACCTCATACGCGCGCTCGCCCGGGTTCACGACCACCCGATGGGGAGCGGGAGGCGCCAACACTGCGTCCGCGAGAGACACAGCAATTCCAAACGGCTCTGCAACACGCTGTGCGATCTCGAGCACGCCGACACCGGTGAACTCCCAGGCATCGAGCACGGCGGAACAGTCGATGAGATCCGCGGCTTTGTCGCGGCCTGTGACCCTAAATGCGTGTTCCTCTGCGGTCAGGTCCATGTCGCGCGTGTCCACGTAACCCGTGATGATCACGTCCTCGCCAAGTCGTACGGTGCACTCATCGCCCTCGCTGATGGGCCACGGCGCACTCTGACCATTCCAACGTTCAGAGACCTCCATTGCAAACGAGCCTGACAGCGACTCGATGCTGCGAGTGATCCGAATCGATTTCCAGCCGCGATACTCCCGGCCGTTGACCTCGAGCACGACATCACGCATCGCTCAGCACCTCGAGCGCGCGACCGCCCAGCACGAAGCCGGGATGGCGTACGCGGTTGCGCGCCACCAGGTCGAGCTCCTTATCCACGCTGCCGTAGATCCGGTGTGCAATCACGAGCGATGGCAGTGTTGTGGGCGGGGTGAAGCTCAGAAGCCGCGGCAGGTTGCTGGTCTCGCCGGGCACAGCACGGACGAGCGTCGCGCGTAGGTCCACGAGCACCTGATAGATGTCATCGCTCGCGGTCTCGGCCTGTTCATCGAGCAGCTCAGCGATGCGATCGCGAGTGGTGACCGCCTGTTCGAAGGATTCGAACTCGGCACGCACTGCGAATCGCGCGGTCGATGCCACCGCCATGCGTTGGATCAGTGACTGCAGAACCCGATAGTTCGCAGCCTCACGAGCGCGGTTGGTGGTGACTGGCGCCGGCGCGGGCGTGTCAGATTGGAACTCGTACACCTCGAGCAGCGCATCGATGTTGCGCGATGGGAGCGCGGGCGAGTCAAACACCGCTTCGAAGATGTCGCGGAAGCGATCCACTGCAACGAACGGGGAACGCACGAGCATATCCGCGTCCAGGATCAGTCCGTCGACCTGGCGCTTGATGTCTGCCGCAAAGGCGGTCGCCTTGTCAACCGTGCCAGTGATCGCGCCAATTGCGCCCGTGACGGGCGCGAAGGCAGTCCTTAGCGCATTTCCAGCCGCCGACACGACCGAGGACAGGCTCTCGAACGTGAACGGCGGGACGCCACCCAACAGCCCGTCGCCTTCGATGTCGTAGTCGATCACGAAGTTGGCGCCCAGCGTGTCGAATGTCTTGGCCAGGCTCGCATCGATCGCAGAAAGGTTGTCTGGTGCAGCCGCAGGAAAGACGGGCTCTGCTGGCGTCTCCAAGAACTCCATGAGGAACCGTGCGAAGCCGCCTTCTTCCCGGCTTTCCTCGACTGAGAATCTGTCGAGCAGGAACTCGCTGGACTCCAGGCTGATGTACGGCAGCGATAGTCGGCCCGGGCCCTGCGCTTCTAGCGCCCGTATCAGATCGTCGCGCAATTCAATATAGCGATCGCCGATCACGTACGCATCGACACCCACCGAGCGCCCGCGACGTCCGAGATCCTCGACAAATTGATCGTCTCGGAGGGGGTACTCGTGAACAACGCTCTTGCGGCCGCCGCCGAATCGAGTCGCTTCCACGCGAAACGGCACTCCGCGAAAGCTGCCCGGCCCTGCTCGCAGTCGCCATGTCATCGCGCGAGCTCCGGGATGTAGCCGACATTCAGCGCGACGTCTGCGGTATTGGTGCGCGGCAAGCTGACCTTGGTGCCGCGCGGCGCAGTGACGTCGATCATCACCTTGGCGTTGTTG